CTGTATTTACATTGGTTATAGAACCTGCAACAGAATTGACATTTGATATACTTCCTGCCACAAGGCCAATATCAGTTGCATCATTTGCAACAGTATTTATTGCAGTACTATCACCTGCCACTGTTGATACATCGGAACTAATTCCTGCGACAGTTGTTACATTAGCTGATATCCCTGCAACAGTAGTTACATTACCACTAATTCCACCAACTGTATTTACGTTAGCAATGTTAGTTGCCACTGTACCTATGTCAGTTCCATCTGCAGCAACTGTAGTAACATCACTGCTTATTCCTGCCACTGTAGTAACATTACTGCTAATCCCTGCTACTGTTGTGACGTTAGCACTTACTCCTGCAACTGTAGTCACATTGGCACTAATACCTGCTACAGTATTTACATTGGATATATTTGTTCCAACAGCATCGACATTGCTTATACTACCTGCAACAGTATCTATTTCCGATACTGCTTCATTCAAATCATCAGCTACAGTAACAACCTCAGATACAGCCTCATTAAGATCATTAGCTACTGTAATCACATCTGCAATATTTGTAGCTACTGTGTTAACACTAGCTATGTTTGTTGCTACTGTACCAATGTCTGTTGCATCCCCAGCTACGGCAGTCACATCTGAAGATATACCAGCTACTGTAGTTACGTTACTTGATATTCCTGCTACTGTCGTTACATTAGACGAAATACCAGATACTGTTGTTATATCACTGTCAATCCCAGCTAATGTATTAATGTTGGCTGACTGTGAAGCTACTGTTGTAACTGAACCTATTGATGGCCCAGGTTCAGCATCACCAGTTGTGGCATTAAAAGCCAATACTGTACCTATTCTACTGGCTTTATTTGGTAACTGAATAGTATTAGCATCATCAGAATCAGCCATAGTCAAAGCACGATCATTCTTTGTCTCTAACTGTTGCATAACTGCATAAATTTTATCTAAATCTGTATTCAAACTAGAGATATTAAAAGGGCCACTAGTAGCAAAGTCACTTGTTCTTGCTATTGTTATATCTCTTATTATTGTTACTGTTACACTTGTGTAGGCTGAACCAAGTGTAATATAACCACCAGAAAATCCATCATCAACAGTAGTGCCTGTAACTGCAAAAGTTCCTGCACCAGTACCTCTTGTTAATGTTGTGTCTGTTCCACTTGATGTTATTATTACGTTAATATCATCTAATGAAAAAAATGGAAAATCTATTGTAAACTGCGTAACATCAGGAGTGTTACCACCAGACCCTATGCTGTGTTGTATTCTTGCGTCATTGTCTGCGATAGATATAGTAGCCATAATATTAACCTTTACTTATTATGCACCTAGTTGTTAATTCACATCACTTAGCAGCCATTATCTTATCCCATATAGGATCTAGATATGGAAGATTACCAGTTGGAGTAATAAATCTGGCACTCCTAAGAGTACTTTCGTCAGCTTCTCCTGATAATATGTCAGTAGCAACACCACTTGCAGTTGTAATATTGCTTGCAGTTGGGCCAAATATTGCACCAACCTTTGCACCAAATGGTAGATAACCTTGGCTTTTTCCCATAGCTGGTCTAAGTCCAAGCCTATAATCTGAAAGTTTTTCTATTGAGTTATTAACATCCGTAAACCAACCAAGAACACCACTTCTATCTACTGCATCAACTAACAATTCAGAATAAGTTTGTTCTTTATCAATGCCATATTGCTTTTTCTTAAATTCATTTACCAATGATGCCATAGCAACTAAAAGCATTGCACCTTGCCAAAAAGCAGCATCTTTTTCTTGTAAGCCTGATGTTAGAAGTCTTACTGTAGCTCCTTGACCATATCCCTTGAACTGTGTGATTAATGAACCCATCTCTGTAGATGTCCATAAAGCTCTGTCACCTGCTCCTGGGGTAATTATTGTTCTATCTACTGCCTGATTTAAAGCATTTCTAAACTTTCTTACCATGTCTTTGTCACCCCAAAGAGCAGTATTAGGTAACCATTCACCATCAACCTTTTGTCCATGCTGACGTATTAGTTGTTGCATACGAAAAGCATCATTACCATCGATGCCATTTGCTAATAGTTTACGTCTATCTGCATTGCTAAGTGTTTGATAATTCTTCATAATTGCACTTGTCATTCTTAAACTAATGACATTGCTTGTGAACTCTTTAATAGCTTGGTTCCAATAGTTCAAACCATTCATTAAAAAGAATAAACCAGTAGACTGATTTAATGCTCTTTCCATAGCATATCGACTACCAAATAAGTCGCCTATATCTGAGAATGAGTTTGCACGAAGACCTAAAGCAGCATCAACAGCTATGCCAGCTTGTCTTGCTTCTTTCTTTGTCATTTGTTTTATAACTGATCTTTGGCTTTTGAACATATGTCTATAACCATGCTCATAAACATTCTTCAAGCCTTCAGTCATTATAGGTCTTATAACATCAGGTATTGATGATACAGCCGCACCTCCCATACCAACAAGTACGTTGAATGATTTCATCTGTCTTACAAATCTACTTGTCATGTTATGAGGGTCTTTAGATGCCCCAAATGTTCCCCTAAGTCTATCTCTTAGACCTCTGATGTCTCTTAGATCGTCGGCTAAACCTTGCTTAAGTTTTTGCTTCTCAGCAATAGTGGGGGCTTGTTTTACTAAGGCATCATATTCTTGTGTTATCTGCTTAATAATATTAGACATAGAAACATCGCCATATGCTCTAGTCAGTTCAATATCAATCCCCATTGTTTTTGTGTGGTGACGTGCAAGTACCTCAATGTCATTTTCTAAAAACTCTTCTATAAGTTTGTCAGGTATTTCAAATGATCTTGCCTTTACACCACTAGCATTTGTAATCCAGTCTATTGAATCTGCACCTTCGTCTAAATTATAAAAAGGCCTACTGTTAGTGTAGTTTAGTATAATTTCATCTGCATATTCATCAGCTTGTTGCCTTGTTATCTGAAAACGACCAAATGCCCAGTCACTAACTATGGTCTTAAATCTTTCAGCATTTTTTTCTATTTTATCTATCCTAGGTACTCTTGGTACATATCCTTTAGCAGTATTAAGCAATACACCTTGTTGTCTTAACTGCACTAATCTTGCTTTGGCTTGTGCTAATTGTTCAGCAGTAGCACGGCCTTCTGATACAGCTATCTCTAAGCCTTTGATTTTCTTACCTAATTCTATCTCAAATAGCTTTACCTCTTCTGCATTTTCTTTAATTTTATTAAAATGTTTTCTGTATGCCTGAGCAGCCTGATTAACAAAAGGTGTAGCTGAGTCAACAACCTCATCAACATCACCATTTCTCATGGCTTTGGCAACCCTTTCACGAAAGCCAAATTCAGATAATGTTTGATTACGTTGTATGAAGTCTTTGCCTTTCATCGTCAGTAATTGCATAGATCTGCCAATGTCACCAGACTTAGCCACAACACCTCTAAAAGCAAGATAAGCAGTATCCATAGCTCTCATTGAATCTAGAAGTGAGCTAAGATAAGTCGTTCTAAATGTAGTTTCTACAGATTGATCCATAGACTCACCAGTTACCTTACCTCCCTGGACTTTCTTTTGTATGACACCACCCATGTCAACAAGCCCTGCAACAATTTTTCTTGATGTAAGGTTTGCACTTTGTGTCAATCTTGTAACTGGATTCCACTTTAGTTTTTCAAGCTTGATACCAGTTTCTTCTAAAGCTTCATTATCCATAGATATTCTTAGATTCTGTGGGCTACTTTCATCAGCTGAGGCACCTACACTTCTGAATATTCCTTCTTCCCCTTCTTGTGCAAAGTCATCTGCTGGCCTCATTCCACCTGCTATTCTTCTTCCAAAAAGACCACCGATTGTACCACCTATTATTCCTGCACCCACTAAAGGGACTAATGTCTGACCAAGCTCAGTTCTGCCTTCAGATTGTGATGCAATAAGAAATTCCTCTGGTGCATATAAAACTGTTGTAAAAGCTGCACTACCTACAAACCTTTTAAGAAAACTTGCTTGAGTTAATGTTTTAAATGTACCAAGTGGTGCTAATGTAAGAGGAGAAAGCAAACCACCTAAACCTACACCTAACAAGTTACCATTTTCAATAATTTCAAGATCTTTTAAATCTTCCTGTAATCTCTCAAGCCTTACTGTTGTTTCGTAGGCACTAGAACTATTTAAAAATCGCCACTCATATCCTTCTGGTACTTGTGGGTCTTGCAAAGGATCATATGATGGATCATCTTCAAAATCAGTATTTTCTATAAGACGTGAAAGTGCTTGAAAACCAGTATATTGCCTAAAACCTGCACCAACTGATTCACTAAAACTATATTCTTCTGGTGCAACATAAGGACTTTTATAGACATCATTAAATGTTGATATAGGACTACTTTGTTCTTCTGCTAAGTTTTGATTTAACTGTTGTACTATACCTGTATATTCAGGTGTTCTAATCATCTAATATCACCTCTAAGAAGCCTGTAAGTATCAAAAAAACTTTCTAACTGTTCTTTACCTGTAGGGCTTTCAATAAAAGGCAATATGTTTGTGTAAGAAAGTGGTGCTGAGTTTATTGTATTTGCAAATTTATTGTAGCTTGCAACCAATGATTTTATGCCTTCTGCATAGTTTCTATTTGTTCTAATAGATTCCATAACTGCATTTAGATTGTTCTTAGACATAAAATCAAAATAACCTAATGCTTTTCTTACTCCACCATTTTGTATTTTTTCTAAAGCTTTTCTGTAATCTTTTTGCAACTGTGAGCCATAATAGTTCCAGCTATAGTTATTAGCTATAGTAACATTTCTTCCATCTTCTAATAAGGCAACAACCCTGTATGTAGGTGTTCCAGCAGTTTCATTGTTGCTAATAAACATTATTTCACGATCTTCAATAGCTTCATTCAAAACTGTATCATTAACATCGCCAGTAAATGTGTTGTTCCATTGAGTTATTGCATCATCTATAATCATATTTTTTGTAACAATTACACCATCTCCAGGGATTGTTGACTGTGCCACTTTTACAATGTCTTGACCTTTAATTAATGAAATTTTACCATTTTTATCTTCATGCAAATGCATATTGCCACTAAACCTATATAGTGTTTTAAGAATAGCTTGGTTCAATCCTTTTGGATTATTGGCAACCTCACCCCTTGCGGCTAAGAATTTAACATATTTTATCATTTCGTTTTTCATAAACGGATCACGAATTATGGCCTCTGCCATATTACTAACACCACTTTGTTCATAAAATGATTCTACTTGTTTTGTTACATAAGGCTGTCCACCTACACCATTGCTGAATAATTTAACAAACCAGTTATCATCTATAGAGTCTGCAACTTCTTGAAAAGCTGTATCAAAAACGACCATATCAGATGTATTTGTTTTATCTCCCATCATTTTGCTATTAGGAAATAAATCAGAAAGATTTCTATTAGCACTACTGGGTGAATTAGCAGTAGAAAAACTTCCCGAATCAGGATAATAAAAAGCAGATTCCATCATTGATGTATTTACCTCAGACACAGCACCTGAAGTAATAAATTGAAACCTAGCCTCACCATCATCACCATATTTATTAATTATAGCTTGTTTTATTGTTCCGTATAATTGTTTTGCAAATGTAAATTTATCGTCTTTTAGATATGGTATGCTTGCAAATATATCCTGTAGTTTTTGTGGTATATAACCATGCAAAGTAACTTGCCTTGTATAAAAATCAATGCTTGTATTTCTTATTTCTGCATTGTCACTTAGGGGATCATATTCAACCATCTGACCATTGAGGTTAAATTGAGTCGGAAGAATCTTTTCTAGTGCTTCTCTATCTTCTTTGTTTAACACAATTCCTGAACTTATTTTAGATCCTACACCTGAAAGTAATTTTGTTTCTCGTTGTTGTTTATACCAAGCTTTTGAATATGTATTAACTTTAGCTATCCATTGAGATTCTGAGTAGGCAAAAGCTTTGCCATTTCCAATAATACCTGCTTGCTTTAATTGATTTATATATGCAGGACTAAGTAGTGTTTCTGGATTTAAAGCAACTACACCACCACTACCACCAAACATACGTTCCATATTGGCTTTAAACTCTTCGCCTTTGATAGTGAGCATTTCATTTTGTACTTTATTTAACAAACTATATATTGCTCTTCTGTTAGGTATATCAATATCTTTATGAGACAAAAGCCTAACTAACTCATTCATTTTAGTTACTTTGGCTCTTTCTTTGAGCATTTGTTTGGTTGGGCCACCAAAGTCCATTGGAGTATCGCTTTTTTGTGGCTCAATGTTATTAGCTTCTATATCTAATATATTTTTTGATATATTATCATTAAAATTTTTTATCTTTTTTGTTTCTATACCTTCCAAAAATGACTCTTTATATTTTTCAAAACTAAGCTGATCTGTAAGAGTTAGTTTTTGTATCTCATCATCACTTATAGTTTCACCATTACGAAGCCTCAAACTATATGATGCTAAAAGATTAGCTGAATTAAATCTATTTTCAGTTCTAAGACGTGTTTCTAATTTGTCGTAATATGCTATTCGACTTTCCATTGATGCTCTTACCTTAGAGCCTATAATGTTAGGATCGTTTGCAAAGGTAACTTCAGTATCTAATGCCATTTTAAGCATTTCTGATATTGATGCTCCTGATTGATAAGCTAAATCTACTGCATTGTTAGAAACATTTGTTTGTAATGCCTGACCATAATTTAAGATTGCCTGATCTGCATCAGCTTTAGATGATGAATTATTTCTAATAATCTCAAATACTTTTTGTTTATTTTCTTCAATATAAGTTAGGTCAGCTTCATCAGCACTTCCATTTGTAATGTAGTTTGTTTCATATGTAAGTAATGTATTAAGGTTTTTTTCGGCTTGTTTTAGTGAGTTTTCTTTTACTGATTTTATTTGTATAGCAGAAGCTTGCCTACCTGCTTTACCCCATATAACACTTAAAGAAGGACTAATCTGATTAAACACATCTGGAGAAACGCTTTTCCTTATACCATCAATATATTGTTCTCCAGCAGACTTAACTACAAGTTTACCATTTTCATCAATGTTACCTTGATTTTCTAGTAAAGATTGATTGGCTACATCAGTTGCATGATTTTGTAAAGCCAAGCCATAGCTATTAATAGCTTCTTTTTTAAAATATTGTTGTGCTTTTCTAAGATTGGCTTTGTTATAAATATCAGCAGTAAAGCTATTAAGAGACATCTGATCTAATGGCTTTGGTATTGTATTACCTTCTTTGTCTTTTATTGTCTGTGTGCCAAGTTGTCTTCCTGCTATTTCAGCATCAAGAACTGCTTGTTGAAACTGATTGTCATCTACAAACTTGGTAACATTAGATATTGTATTAGCTATGTTTTGACTAGCTTGAGACATTGCTAAACCACCACTGCTATAATCCATAGCAACTGGTCTTACTAAATTTTGTCTTTTAATAGTTCTTTTAATAGCCATATTTAACCCTTACTAACCAAAATCACCTGCCTCATATGCTTTTGCACCTGATTGTGCTGCATTGCCCAATCCAGTAAGTAAAGCAGCTTTTCCTTTAGTTTTGCTTGCTTTTCCTTGAAGTTGAAACTTACGTCTATTCTGAAACCCCATAAGCTTAATAGCTGAAACATCAGCTTTAGCTAACTGTGTTTCTCTTCTTCTTATATTTTGAATACTGCCACTTGTTCCGACAGCTACCCCACCACTGCCAGCACTGGCAGATATACTTGCTAGTTGAGCATTTAGTTGTGCCGTTCTATTTATAGCTTCTTGGTCAGCTTGTATCTTTGCCATTTCAGCTTGTTCATAAGCAGCTTGTGCATCATTAGCATATGCTCTTTGTGCTTGTCTTGCAGCAGCTAGTGACATAACTGCACTTAATCCGTATCCAGCAGCTCCCATTAGACTTCCACCTCTAGTAATATGCCGTTAAGTGTCATTGGCAATGGTTCCTCTTGTGTAACTGTTACTCTTCC